TTTATCAATTTAAACGATCCCTTATATCACAATAAAGTCATACTCACGACCGCCATGAATAAAACTCCTAACGCCCTCACACATCCTTACTTCGCATATATTACAACGTCCAAACCCGATCAATATGGTAAAGTTCCTTATCTCGAATCTTCCAATATCATCGAGGAAGCTTTAGGTATACAAGAAAATCTCAATAAACTCTATAATGTACATTTCAAAAATAGAGGTGGCGGCACCGGACAAAGTGCAACCAGCTGGGATAACACCTGGGGATTCCGCATTGCTTTTATCGCGGGATGGTGTAGATACCAGAATATTATTGGGAATAAAGTTCATCCACGCCAGTTTTTTGATCAGAATATCCTCTACAATACTGGTGATGATTCCATGTGGTCAATCAAGTTAAAAAAGAAAGATTATAACTATGATCTCCTCAAAGCCTGCATGCACCATTATGGTATTGATCTAACGCTCGAACCGATAAATGATATCGAGCAGATTCAATACCTTGGTAATAAAGTATACCGTGTCAGAACCAATAAATATCAAAGAGACCTTTATCATGACTGGAAACGAGTGCGATACACCGCAAACAAACAACCCCAACCGAAAGATTCAAGATTTCTAGTTTACCATGACCAATCGCAAACACTCCTTAGACGTTCCGCTTTTCGTTATTATCAAGCATCACATACCGGTCGTCAATATTTACACGCATCATTACAACGCTCCGTAGGACAAGTCCAACTCACTGCATGGACACCGTCGCTTTACAAACTTATTGCATCTGAATATATTCACGATTTCCACCAGCTTGCACGATATTATCGTATTCCAAACGCATCTGCTTCACTCACAAAATCTAATCGCCATAATTCCTATACCGTACTCCATCCTTTCCATCAAGTTCAGATCAAGGGTATGCCCAGCCGTGCTGAGCTAAACTCCTTGCGCATCCGGTATGCGGAGAATCGATTCTCTCTCTCTTCTGCAGAGAGGAACCGATATCTTTTCTGGTCTTTTATCCGTGACGCTAAATTCCCTACATTCTACCAAGTAACTTGTATTCAAATGAAGCTTCGACCGGAGGATCCATCAAAATACGATAAATTTTTTGAAAAATTTTTTAAATCTCCTAAATACGCAGACCAGAGATTACGCGAATGGTTAGATTTCGGAGGAAATATTGCCAGGAACATGCCTCGTCAATGGCACAAAATGCAACCAACACTGGGATTGATCTTCGCTGACCCAGTTTTCTATACAAAAAATAAATATATTGA